CTTTATACTCGGCTTCTCGTAGTTCAATTTGGACATTGGTTGCTTCTCTGTCAGCAATAAACGCTTCTTTATCAGCACCTTTTAATTCTGTTATTTCTTCCCCAACTTGAACAATAATTTTTTCAGTAGCCATAATCATTTCCTAACTGTTGTAACCATAAATAGACATTGAGCCAGTTATTGTCCCTGAAGGTGGGAATAGAGTCATTGAATCAAATGATGTTGTGTTGTTAAATCCACCAAAAGCAAAACCACCATAATAAGGTTGCGCTTGTGAATTTGCAGAAGTGACAACATTTCCAGAATAATAAGTTCGTTGTGATTCAAAAGGGCTAAATATATCAAAATTAAATGTTTTTAAACTATCTGTTCCAGAAGTGCTATCGCTAAAAATAGAACTTATACCACCATTATTAAAATTAGAAGCAAAACTTGCAGAGTTAGTTGCTGATTTTGCAAAAAAATCATAATAAGTTGCAGCACTATTATCTGAACCAGCAGTTCGCCACCTAATACTTAATACACCAGAAGAAGTTTGAATCACATTTGCAACTAATCTATAATTTTTGTAGGTTGCACTAAAAACATTTGCTGGAAATGAAATTGAACTTACTGCACTAAAACTAGTTGTATTCAGTAAAACCATTCCAGCCTTTTTAGTACCCAGGGCTGTATTCATGGATGCATCAATTGCATCACCTAAAGTCTCGATTGCTGTTGCGCCATCTTTGACAAGATCAGTTGAAGTTGGAACTGTCCAGCCATAGTTTGGTGTAGTTGTGGCCATGTGTTAATTGACTCCTAATAAGGCATCTTGCCATTGTAGTGATGGGTCTATTGTACTCCAGATTTCACCGGCAAATACATCTTGCCACGCCACAGGTATTGCAGAGAATGTGAAGTCTGAAACATTCAATGTAAGTCTAGCAGTAAATCTGTCTATGTCCCATTGCCATCCTTCAACATAACCAAAGAATTGGTTAGGGTACAAAAGTGCAGGGAAATCTGTAACGGACACAGGCATGCCAAAGAATACACCGACCAAAGAATTAAGCAATGATGATGTCATTGTTGGTGCATCAATTTGTATTTGAATGCCTTGAATTACTGGTGACGGATAAGCGTTCAAAAGTACTAAACGATCAGCCAAAGTATCAGCATCACCGGAGTTCTTTAAGAATGTTTCAATTGACTGTGTAACTCTGCCGTACTGACTAATAGAATCCAATTCCTCAACTTGCATTACATCTTGTGCAGCACCATAAATAACTCTTACATCATTGATGATGTCATTTCGAGATGTAGTCACATTGATACCATCTGCCAAAATAAAGTTTTTAGATATGTTCACAAATCCATTTGCCGACACATAGTCTGCGCGTGCATCTTGATCCTGATAACCGATACCACCGGAAGTAGTTTCATAAATAAAGCCACTGCCAGAATCGGCAACAATTTGAACATAGTTCAAAGCATTTAAGGGTTCTGGTGCTGCAACGGAACTGAACAGATCATATGTTCCAGGTGTGTCAATTGCAGATACATCAACACCTAATAATGAACTCCAAGTCTCAGTTGTGTAATCAGTCCAAATTTGTGTTGCAGGTAATTCATTCCATTTAAGTCCAAAAGTGTCAGTGACAACTGAGACAATACGATCACCATCTTTTTGTTCAGCATAGCCAACAATGTTTGCTTCTTTGGCTGCAAGTTCTGAAAGCGCACCAGATGCACTGATCTGTGTAATAAATGTGTTTGTTGTTCCAGCATCAAGCACTGAAACTGAAACATCTGTGACTAACCCTGTAAAGATTGTTGTATCAACACCTGTGTAATTGTCCAGGGTAACTGTGATTGTGTCAAAGATTTCAACATCAGTGTAAGGCAAATCTAAAAAATCAATTGTTGCAAATCCTGCTGATGATTGTTGTTGTACATCATCACGACCCATACTGATTTGCACACCCTCAAGTGTGTAATTCGTTACGGCTGTGCCGTTAATCTTAACTGTGGCGTTTGGTGACCAAGGCACGATTATCTACCTGGAATCATTGGCTTGACAAACTTATTGACTGTGCCAGCCTTTGCAGCGTTATTGATTGACTTGACTACTGTGTTTGCTTGGGCTTTTGAATTAGTTGCACCAAAATTATTCACAACAGTGACTGCACCTCGAACATCACCTTGTGCTAATTGGCCTGCTGCTCTGACTGGTGCAGTTGAAATGTCTAAAATTGCACCACCGATAAATGATTCTTTGAATCTTTCGTATGCTGCAACTGCTGATTCAATCTTTCCAATCAATGTTGTAAATGAATCAATTAACTTAATTAGTGAACTCTCACCAGTTGTAGGATCAATTTGTAACAATTTGCCTATTGCATCACCTAAATCTCTTAATTGCTCTCCAAGTAAATATGCTGAACCCTCAGTGGATTGCATGTCATAACCAAATGTAACTGCACCAGTGCCAGCATCATAAAAGGCTTTAGTCAATCCTTGTTTGCCACTTCTAGTCAATCCATTAACTAAGCCCTCAAGTGCTGGAACTAAATTATCTGTTGTGAACTTTGCAAGTTTTTCCATAAATGGTAGTAAAGCAAATCCAATTTGTTCTTTGGCTTCATCAACTGCAATTTGAACTCTTTGCATTCTTCCTGCAAATGTTTCGGCTGCTGCTGCTGCTTGACCAGCAAATGTATTTGACAATGCAATGACTGCTGCATCAAAGTCTTTAGTTTTGACAATGTTTTCGTCAAGTGGTACACCAATACGCTTTAATGCACCTAGGTTGCCGTCATAGGCTTTTCCAAGTGCTTCTGTTACTGCTGCTAAGTCTTTACCTGTACCTGCTGCAATATCTAATGCTAGTTGTTGAAGTTTTTGTGCTTTAGTGACATCTTGTGTTGATCTAACTAATCTGTCAAGGCTTGGTCTAAGTTGATCATCAGCAATTCCGGTTGCTCTAGCAGTAGCATCAATATAATCTTCAGTGGCAGCAATTTGTTGATCTGTTGCTTTAGTTGTATTGCGTAAAGTTTGAGCCAGGCTAACCTGGGCTTTTTCATCTTCAATGGCTGCTTTGACGGCACTTACACCAATTGCAAATGCTGCTGTTCCTACTGCTGTTGCTAATCCTAAAAATGCTTTGGCTGCTGTTGCAACAATCTTATCAACTTTACCTGTAAAAGATTGTGTGTCTGTTGCTGCTTTATTCAACCCAGTAGAAAATTGCGCTGTGTCAGCAAGCAACTCTAACTTCAGTGATCTAATGTCAGCCATTATGCAACCCTACTTTTCCACTCGCGTCTTATTCTATCAACTTGCTCAACCCATTGTTGTGTAATGTAAGGTTGAAGTGCTTTAAGTGTTGGAAATATAAAGTAACCTGCGTTACCTCTGCCCTCGCGTGGTGACCTTTTGTCAAATTGTCTAAGCCCAATATATGATCCAGATTTGCGTTCGCGTCTAATGTTGTTGTAAGCACCAAACTCTGTACCAATAAGAATCTCACCTACCGGTGTTCCAGATTTAAGTTTTGCAGTTCCACCACCAATGGTGATAAGTGGTGATTTGCTTGTCTTTGAAACTCTTATTGTTTTGGCAATTGCTTGGCCTTGTGGTGTTGCTTGTAAGGCTGAACCAATAGCAGATGCTGCAACTGTTGCAATGTCGTTGGCTGCTTTTTTCATATCTGTTTTTGCAATGTCATCCATCTTGCTAAATGTTTTAAGAATAGCCAAAATGTCTTTATCTTCAATTTTAATTTGAAATGGTTTAGTTGCCATGATATTTATTCACCACATCTGCAATTGTTGATACCTGCTCGGCCGAAAGCGTTTTGAACTCTGACAATGGCTGGCGCGAAATAATTGCCAGTTCTATCAATGTGCGTTCTATGCTTCCGGCTGTGTAAAATTTGTTGTTGCAAAATCCTTTGAATTGATGTGAACAACTTGTGATCGCCAATCTTCAAAGCGACCAACTGGTTTATCACTGAGTCGTTTTTGCATTTGATAGGCGAGCCAGAATTGTTGTTCCAGACTTGGTGGCAATTCTCGTTTGAACAATTCCAAAAAAGTTGTGCCAGTTTCTTTTTCAGCCTGAGCAATTTCCCATGGAATAGTCCATTCTTCGTAGGACTTTCCATTTGCAAGTTTCCATTCTATTTGTATCTTAAACATTAGGTGACCCCTGTTCGATAGTTACGCTATTGATACTGATCGGATTGGCATTGATACTGTAACAGTTAATGCATCCGGTGCAGTTCCACCAAAATCTGGTCTTTTTGGAAGTACAGTTAATGACATTGTTTTGCCATTGATTGCTAATGTCATTGCTTGTGTTGTGGTTGGATTTGTATCTGCATCTGTCCACAATGTGTCACAGAAGCCACTTGCAACGCCCCAATCTTGCAGGATTTCAAGTGTTACTGTTCCAACTTCTTTGTCAATTACATAATCAACTAATCCATTCAAGGTTTGCACTTGTCCGTTTGGATCATCTAATGTAACTGTTGCACTTGTAATTTGGTCATCATAATTCACTGCCTTGTAGGTCAGTGCAATATTTCTACCTGTAAATACTGATGTTGGCATTTTGTCTTTCCTTTCTTATGGATTGTATATTGTTGTAATTGACACTTCAACCGAATAAACATCATTGCTATTCGCCTGTCGTATCCTTGGGCTGGAAACTGAGAGTATCTGCCAAGATTGTGGAATCAATGGAAGGACTGTTCCAACCATTGTTTCAAGTTGTACTAATGCACCAGGATTTGTGTTTGGTGCTGCAACTAATTCTAATGTATATCTAACACGCCAAGCCTTATTGTTTCCAAGTGTTACTGGTTCAAGCCATGGATCAGATGACAAAATCATAATTGATGGTGTTGTGACAAATTCTGAACCAAAATCAACAACTGAATATATGCTGTTTGATGTGATGGCTGTTTTAAGGTTTGCGCGTAGTGTTGCTAATGTCATCCGATTAACGCCTCAACATCAATGTATGCGCCAAGCATTCCAATAATTCTGTTTTGAATTGTACGGCCTAATATGTAAGGTTGTGGCACAAAATCCAGTCCACTCTGACTTGACCCGGCACTGGTGCGCGCTTTGAATACATCTAATGAAACTGTTAGCACTGCTGATTCAACTGGTGCAACATCTGCGTATTGTGACAGACCATTTACTGTAACTAAGCCATTTGGGATGATATTTCGCCAATCATGTTCAGTTGCACCTGCTGTTGTAATTTTGAAAGTAAATTCATCAACAATTTCAGATACTGTTTTTGATCCATTATGTCCAGTAACACCGGTAATTGTGACTACTTGTGTTGCGTAAAGTTTGTGGGGTTTTGTTGAATGCAAAACTGTTGAAGTTGCACTCTCTGTGTACTGTTTATCAATTGGTGCGTTCCATTGAACTAAAAGATTGCCAACAACTGATTCTGCTGTATCAATTATTTCATCAAGAATTGCATCTGAATACAAAGTTGAACTGACTCCATTTAATGCTGCGCGCAGTTCTGATGCTGTGATGATTGATGGCATGTCTTACCTTTCGTGTGTGGTGTTACCTGGCAGGACAGGGGTCTAACCTGCCAGGCAACTCTTTGGTCGCTAATTAAGCAACAGTCAAATTACGGAATGCAGTTGGATATTTCGCACATGTGGCGACATATCCGTATATTCCGATCTCAACTTCACCAGTCGAGACTTGATTGGTGCGCAATTGGAATGCACTTGATTTGTACATTGTTGCTGCATCAGATGAATAAACAACGCCTTTAACGCCTGTTCCGGTGTCAAAGTTTGGATCAACAACTAATCCCAATCCTGCGATTGTTCCTGCTGTTGAGCCTTGAGTCATAAGACCTGCTGCGTTTTGTGGTGCTGCTGCTGCGAATAGTGGTCTTTGTGAACCATCTACTGCTGCAAGTAACTCTGCAAAGTTTCCTGTGTCTGCAAGGAATCTGTTAGGAGTTTTGCGAAGTACTGCATATGAATCTGCAATACCATCAGCAATTGCTGCGTAAAGTGTTGCGCCAGAAGATGATCCTGGTGCTGCTAATGCAATTGAAAATGCATAAGCATCTGCTTTTTGAGCCCATGATGCTGCAAGTTCACGCAATAACACATCTAGGTATGCAGGGTCGCTTCTGTCAAGAAGTTCAACTGATACTTTGTTTGCGCCAGCAATTTTTACAACATCAATTTCTTTTGAAGTGATTGTTGTGTCTGTTGAATCAAATTCAACTGCTTCTGCTGTAACTGCTGTGGTTGCTTGTGTTCCAATAACTGGTCGGTAGAATTTCATTCCACTTGCAGGTAATACACCTTGCTCTAATGAATCAGCAAATGGCATTGAATTATCAATGATGCCGATCAAATCGCGTAGGTATGTTGGTGGTACAACACCGATATTTTCGGTTGTTGTTGCTGCATCAATTGCTGCAACTAGATCGCGTGCATCTGAGTTTCCTCTTAATGCATTGAATTGTGCTTTTGCATATTCACCAGCAGTAACATTTGTGTTCACGCGTGGTTTTGCATAAGCAACTGGTGCTTGTACTGCTTTTGAGGCTTCAACTGCAACTTCTGGCGCAGTTTCGACCACTGGAGTTACTTCTTCTGGATTTGCCATGGAAGTGACCTCACTTTCGGTTTGGTTTGTTTGTTCATCACTTGCGCTGATTGCAGTGACTTCTGTTTCGTCTGCTTTTTGAGCAGCGACATCTGTAATTTGTGCTTCAGCAAATGCTGGAGTATCAACAACTGATACTTCAAGAATTTTTGCTGCTGTCACATAAACTTCATCTTCTTTGTTTTCGTATTGTTCAATTGATGCACCGATTGATAATCCGGATTTTAATCCATCTTGTGCAAGTGCCAAAATATCGTCACCTGCTGATGTGCGTGCAACTTTGAATTTTCCTACAATTCCCACAGGTGTGATTTCGTGACTTATCATTCTGCCACGCACTTTGTTCATGTCATGATCTTCAAACAATTTGATGTCATTACCTAATTGCAATGATCCTTGTTCAAATACCACAGTTCCCATGTTTGTGAATCCAGGTTTTCCAAAAGGAACTATGATTCCTGTGATTTCTCTTTTGGATGTGTTGGCTGTTAATATGTCGCTTGTAAATTTGATTTCCATTGTTACCTCACTAAATCTTCTTCCATGCGAGCCTCATCAACTGTGAGCACTCCCAATGGAATTAGTTTTGAATAAACATCTGCTCTTTCCAATGGATTACCTCGCAAGAAGTCATCCAAATCATATTCAACATATTGTGTCGAAACTGTTATGTCATCCATTGATAATCTTTGTTCAATTGCTGTTAGCAATGGGCGCAATGAAAAATCTAAAAGTGCTCTGCGTTCGGCTGTGACATTTGAATAAGTCATGGTATTTGTTGAAGCATCAAGATAGTAGGCCGGGATATTCATCAAACGCGCGATCTCCTTGGCTAGATACTCTCTTGCTTCTGTGAGTTGTAGATCAGCAGCGTTGAATCCAACTGATTGCATATCAACATTGTCACTTAAAAATGCTGTGCCTTTTGTTTGTCTTGCTTGTTTCCATGCGTTTAAGATTGCTGTTGCTTTATTTGAATCCATTGGAACATTTGCTTTTAATACAACACTTGGTGTTGGGGTTTCAGCATAATTGAACACTGCTCTTTCAAGTGCTGCTGCTGTTCTTAATGTTCTGCCACCACGATTCAAAACACCATCTGGATCAATACCAGTAAATTGAATCAATGATCCGACACCATTGTCCGGAAGTCTTTGGGCTTCAAGTTGATAGCCAATTACTAATTCACCAGTTGAATCAAGTATTTGTGAAACTCTTGGTGCATCAATCCATCTGATTTGTGATGGTCTACCTGTTGCAGGATCAAGTTCTTTGATTTGCCAATATGCAACACCATGAAACAACAAATTTTCTGCTGTCATGCCATAAACAACTGCTGTTGGCATATTCTTATCCGGATTTGAAATTATAGTTGGTGTTGGTTCAACTCTTGATTTATCAAATTTTCTTTTAACATGTAATTCTAAACTTGAGGCTGTCCCGACAATAATGTTTCGGCCTCTTGCGCATGCTGGAACACTTAGGGCTTCTCGTCTTGTAACAAATGTTGATGTGACACCATCAAAGCCTGGTGAGAATAATGAAAGTGGCTTATCCGGGAATACATAAGGTGCAATTGCTGCTTTAAGTTGTGGCTGAATAAATTTTGAGTAAATTCCCATAGTCTCGCAATTATCTCATAGAAGTTACTTATATCATACACTGTCCGACTGTTGGGCGT